TTAATTATAATAATATGAATATTTTAGTTTTAAATGGCTTTTTGAGTATTATAAACGCACTTTTATATTTAGGAGAATAAGGTATGAAAAATAAATATGTTTTAAGATGGCAATATGGTGTGTTTGCAGGAGATACTAGAACGCATTATACGTATGGTAGTTTAGATATGCTTAAATACAAAGCTAAATACTTAGTTGAAAATGAAGATATATGCTATATAACAATAGATAAAGTAGAAGAAGTTATAAAGGATACTAGACTTAAAGTAGCAGAAATGTCATTAAAATAAAACTTTTAGATAAATAGGAGGAAACTATGAAAGTGGTTACTACTAGCAAAGCATTTGAACAGCTTGAAAAAGGTAAAAAGATAAGATGTGTGTCTTGGGATGAGAACGAATATATAGTATTTAATTCATATGGTATTATGGTTGAAGAAAGTGGCACACCTATAGATATTATAATAGAAAAAGATATGACTTGGTTTATACTAGACTAATAAATCTGTTAAAATAAAGTTTTTATGGAAATAGGAGGTAGTGAACAGTAGTTATGCTTGAATTTATAATAAATTTTGCAGTGGCGATGGCAGGTGTAGGCATATTAACTAAGATAAATAGAAGGTTTGATCATTCAACATACTTCGTAGGGATATTAGTAGGCATGATACAGATTTGCATAACTCACTTATTAAATAAATAATTAAAATTAATATATTCCTAGTAGGTACAAAGATGGAGGAAGAAAATGAACATAAAATTGGAAAGTATCTTAAATTGCATAAAAGAATATAAAAAACAAGAATTCATATGTGTAAGTATGAGTATAAATATAGATGAATTTGAAGAATTAGAAAAGAATAGAACAGAGTTCTGTCATGAACTAGGCAAAATTTTAGGAAGTTGTAAGATAGAAGTAGAAAAAATAAATGAAGAATTTAGATTCTTAAAAATAGAAAAGGTAGAAAATTAAAAATGTATAGAAATATGAAAAGAAGCGAATCTACAGAACAAATGGCATTAATAGATTGGTGTAATATAAATGTCTGCATATATCCAGAGTTATCACTTATATACCATATACCTAACGAAGGTAAAAGAAGTAATTATCAAGGTAAGAAGCTGAAAAGAGAAGGTTTAAAAAAGGGAGTTCCTGACTTATGCCTTCCAGTTCCTCGAAAAAATTATCATGGTTTATACATAGAAATGAAATATGGAAACGGAAGAACTAGCAAAGAACAAAGAGAATGGATTAATAAACTGAATGAGCAAGGATATAAAGCTGTAGTCTGTAATGGATTTGAAGAAGCTAAAGAAACGATAGAAAAATATATTAAATTATAACAACTTAAAGGGGGAACGTTTGATGGATATTAAAAATGACTACATAGCAAAAGCAATGATATATGTTGAAGAAGAGGGTAATAAGGTTAAAAGACTAGATGCACTAAAAAAAGACTTAGAGATCCTAAGTAAAGACTTAGAAGGTAGAAGAGCTAGAGGACTGACAGGTAATAGTACAACAAGAAATATAAAAGGCATAGATGATTTAATTTTAGAAAGAGAACAAGAAATTGAAAAACTATCTAATGAAATAGAAGATTTAGAAAGTGATAGGGAGCGATTTGAAAACATATTAGATAGATTAGAGGATGTATCAAAGAAAGTTATTGAAACTAGATATGTTTATAATAATAGATATAATAAATTTGAAGCATATGAATTTGTAGCAGAAAAATTAAATCTAACAGAAAGTACAGTTAGAAGATACGAACGCTGGGCATTAAAAGAAATAGCTTTTATGAAATATGGAATGGAATCAGTAAAAAAGTAGCTAAATATGACGGAAAAATGACGAAAAAATGACGGAAAAGTGACGGAAAAATGACGAAAAAATGGACTGGAAACTACATATAAAAATAAGGTAATATAGTAGTGTCGAAAGATGTGATATTCACTAAACGCATAATTAGATGTACCTCTTTAAAAAACTGATATAACAAAATAATAAGCTAAATAAAAAAGGCAAGTTAAGTTGATTATATATTGTAATAAACTGACTTGCCTTTTTTATTGCAATAGGAGAAATATTATGGCTAGATTAATATCTTGCTCTGTATGTATGAGAGTACATAGTAAGGATCATATCTGTGATGCTAAGAAGAAACGAAGGCTAGAGAAAAATAAAGGCAGAGTTGATAGCGATATATATGGTGGCAATAAATGGAGAGTTACTAGATGGCAGGTGTTAGAGGATTGTAATCATATATGTTTATATACTTTATACAAAGAAGGAAAGATAGTAAAAGCTACAGATGTACATCATATAGTTGAGATATTAGAAGATGAAGCTTTAGCTTATGAAAAAGAAAATTTAATTGGATTAAGCAAGGAAAAGCATAAATTAATTCATGAATTATACAAAGATAATAAGAAATTAGTTCAAGAAGAATTAAAAGAGATGAAGAGAATGTGGGAAGATAGGATAGGTATCCCCCTGGGGTAAATAGGGTGTGATTTATAATATTTTTCACGAGTACCTGGCCTCCATTCTTCGTAAAAAATTCGGAAAATGACTTTTTTCACATAATTTAGTTGGAAGGGGTGATAATTTATGGCTGGTAGACCAGCTAAACCTGTAGCTTTATGTGGAAGTTCAAAACTAACTAAAGCAGAGAAACAAGCTAGAGAAGAAGCTGAAAAAAAATATAAAGGTGTTGGTAAATTAGTTTATAGATGTCCCTCTGATTTAGTTACTAAAAGAGAAAAAGATTTGTATAAGTTTATAGTAAAGCATCTAAAAAGTAGTGATATATTAAATGATTTAGATATTGAAATTATAAAGTCTACTGTATTCTGTATTATTAGTATGAATGATGCTAATGAATTTATAAGAAAACATGGAACTGTTCTTACAGATGATAATGGGAAGTTTTATAAAAATCCTTCAGTCAATATTTACAAAGATTTTCATGCTATGTATTTAAGTAATAGTATTAGATTAGGTTTAAGTCCTGCTGATCGTGCTAAACTTTCTGTTATCGATATGAAAAATAAACAAGCAGAAGAAGATCCATTATTAAAGGCATTGAAAAATAGAAAATGATAAAAGAATCGAAGGCTTATAAATATGCCATTTGGTGTATTAACAACGAAGATAATAAAGTAGGTCGATATGTAAAGAAACAAGCTAAGCATTGGATAGATATTGTAGATGGTTTAGATGATGAAGCCTATATTGATGAATCAGACTTTGATTTAATATGTACAATACTTGAACTTATGGTACATCCAGATACAAGACTTTCAATGTATGATAGCTTAGAAGATTACCAATGGTTCTTTATAATAGCAGTTTTATGTACAAGATATAGAGAAAATAATAGCAGATATTATGAAACAGGACTATTAGAGATTTCAAGAAAAAACTTTAAAACTTTTACAGCAGGTATAATATTTATTATTTGTTTAATTATTGAACCTGAATTTAGTAGATTTTTTAGTGTTGCACCAAACTATAAATTATCTTGCGAGTTAAAACTTGCAGTAGGAAAAATTATAAAATGTAGTCCAGCATTGAAAAAAAAGTTCAAAATAAATAATGATATTATTAAGTGTAATATTACTGAGAGTGAATATACACCTCTAGCATATAGTAATGATAGCCTAGATGGTAAATTAGCAGCAGTATTTAATATAGATGAAGCTGGATTGCTACCTGATTATCCATTGGAGGCAATGAGATCTTCTCAAATAACTCTAAAAGATAAGTTAGGTATTGTAATTAGTACTCAATATCCAAACGATAATAATGTTATGCTTACAGAGATAGATATAGCAAAGAAAACATTAGATGGAATGACAGATGATAGAAGATACTTTGCATTATTATATGAACCTGACGAAGAAATAAGAGTTAATTGGAGAACTGATGATAATGTTATATATCAATCTAATCCTGTTTCAATTAATAATAACGATATATTTAAATCGATAATTAAAAAAAGAGCTATGGCAATTGAGTATGAAAGTAAAAGAGAAAATTATCTTTGTAAACATAATAATATTCAATATAAATCGCAAGGAACAGAAGGGTATATAAATTCTGAGCAAATAAAGGCATGTAAATCAGATGAAGAAATAGATTGGACTGGAAGAGATGTATATTTAGGCATAGATTTAGCAAGTAGTGATGATAATACAGCAGTATCTATGGTTAGTTATGACTATTATAATGATAAAATACTAGCCAAATCATGGGCATTTATACCAACTGAAAGAGTATCAGAGAAATCTACTAAAGAGAAAGTTAATTATAATAATGAAATTGAACTAGGAAACTGCTTTGATTGTGGTGAAGATACTATCTCTTACAACTTTGTAAGGGATTTTATTATGTCTATAGAAGATAAATATGGCGTAAATATAGTATCCATCGGATATGATTTGAGAGATATGAACTCTACAAGAGAAGATTTAAAAGAACATTATGATCTAGTAGAAGTAAGACAACATTCAAGTGTATTACATAGTCCGATTAAATGGCTAAAGGAATATATTCTTAATAAAAAGTTTGTTTACAATGAAAATAAATTACTAGAAATTAACTTTACAAACTGTGTTCAAACAGAAGATACGAATCTTAATAAATATCTTAATAAAAAGAAAAGTAATGGGAAAATAGACATGGTAATGTCAATGGTAAATGCACTTTATTTATTGCAACAAGTAGTTGTAATAGGTGAAGAGGAATCGTGGGCAGTTCAAACTTGCTAGAAAGGAGTAGATAAAATGGATTTTTCAAAATTATTTAAGAAAAAAGATATTGCATTTGAGCGAGTAAATTATGAAAATTTATCTAGTATATTAAATGAAGAAGATGAAACATCTTATATTACTAGAAATATGGCTTTACAAATACCTTCCTTAAAATCTGGAGTAAGTTATATATCAGATTTAGTATCATCTTTAGAAATTAAATTGTATAAAGAAACTTCAGGAAAAGTAGAAACGATAGAAGACTATAGGCTTAAAATGTTAAACGATGATACTGGTGATATGCTAAATAGTTTTCAAATGAAACAATCTATGGTAAGAGATTTTATTTTAAGTGGAAATGGATACACATATATAAATAAATATAGAAATAAAATAAAATCTTTACATTACGTAGTTCCGTCAAGAGTTTCTGTAATATCAGATTCAGATATAATTTTTAAAAAAAGCAAAATTAATGTAGATGGAAAATACTATGATACAGATGATTTTATTATAGTAGCTCAAAATACAACAGATGGAGTTACTGGAAAAGGAATACTAGAAGAAAATAATGATTTAATAAAGTTATCATATAATACATTGAGTTTTTCAAGTAAAAATATGGCACAAGGTGGTATTAAGCGTGGTGTATTAAAGAGTAGTAAAAGACTTACTGAAGAAGCTATGAATAATTTGAAACAGGCATGGAGTAAGCTTTATAGTGCTAATAATTCATCAGCAATAATTCTTAATGAAGGATTAGATTTCCAAGAACTTTCGCAAACATCAGCAGAACTTGAAATATTAAATACAAGACAAGCAAATGATAAAGACATATTAAATATGATTAAAGTACCAAGTAATATATTAGATGGAACAGCTAATAATGATCAATATAATAACTTTATAAAATCTACTATTTACCCTATACTAAGTCAGTTAGAAACTGCATTAAATAAATCGTTACTTCTAGAAGAGGAAAAGGACAATGGTTATTTCTTTGGATTTGAAACAAAAGACCTATTAAAAGGAAGTGCTAAAGAAAGATTTGAAACCTATAAAGCAGCTATTGAAAGTGGCGTATTAACTCAAAATGAATGCAGATTTATGGAAAATTATGAAAATCTTGATGGATTAGATGTAATAAAAATGTCTCTAGGTCATGTCTTATTTAATCCTTCGACTAAAGAGTATTATGTTCCAAATACTGGACAAGTTCAGAATAATGATAATAATAGAAAGGCAATAGATAGTGATGGAAATAAGGCAACTTGATAATGGTAGCTTACATATTACAGGTTATGTTAATATAACTGATAAACCGAGCAGAGTTATTAAGAGTAAAGGAATTAAATTTGTAGAAAGAGTTGAGCCAAGATGCTTTACAAGAGCATTAAATAGTGGTTCTAATGTAAAGTTTTTATTAAATCATAATCACAATATCAATTTAGGTTCACTAGATGAAGGAAATTTAAAATTAACTGAAGATAATGTAGGTTTAAGGATAGATGCGACTGTAAATCATGAAGAAGTTAGAAAAGCATATGAAAATGGTGGATTTAGTGGTTTTAGCTATGGTTTTCAAGTTATAAAAGACAATTTTAGAAATTGGGATAATGGTTTAAAATTAAGGACATTACAAGAAATAAGATTAATAGAAGTTAGTTTGCTAGATAGTAAGACTACACCTGCATATTTTGGTTCTATAGTAAATATAGAACATAGAGAAGAAAATAAAAAGGATATAGAAATAAGAGCATTTTCAGAAAAATTAGAAGATGAGGATAAAGCTGATGAAAAAAATAATTTATCAGCTATTTTTGATTCAGAAAACTTTTTAAAAATATATAAAGGAGTAAATGTAAGTATGAAAGCAATAAAAGAAAAGATAAATAAATTAGAAGAAGAAATGGAAGGCATTGTTAATAAGACTGAGTCAGAAACTAGAGCATATACTTCTGAAGAAGATGCTAGAGTTGAAGAAATCAAGAAAGAAATCAAAGGCTTAAATAAGTTAATTTCTGATAAAGAATATATTAAAGAATTCGATAAATCAGAAGAGAAGAGAGCAGAAGGAGGATATGAGTTGAAAACCATAGAAATGCAAAATGAAGAAATTAGAAAAGCAATAGAAAATGAAAAAGAATTAGATATAACTAATTTTAAAATAGAAGAAAGACAAGCTATGGGTACACCAAATGTTCCTGGTGGTAATGGAAAATCAATAGGTAATATATCTAAAACTACATTTTCAAATGCTATATTAAAGAAAGCTACTGATATATCAGAATTATATACTTATGTAAGAAAAGAAAATTTTGGATCAGCATTACATCAAATGCCTGTACAAAAGACTAAGATAACCGAATTTGCTAATGTTAAGGAATTAGCTAATTATGCAGAAAAAGAAATAGACTTTGACCCAATTCAATTAGCTGCTCACAAATACGGAAATATATCTGTAATATCTGAAGAAGCTTTAGCTGATACTGGATATGATATAATGTCAGAATTATTAGAGCAATATGGAGAAAGTGCAGGTAATACATTAGATAAATTAATGGTTACTGGTGATGCTAATGTTCAAGGCTTAAATTCATTTGTTAAAGATTCAGATGGAACAGTGCAAAGTGGAGCTATAAAAGTAACTCATCCAAAAGCTGATACAGAAAATGTTGGATTTAAAGAATTAATGAAAATGTACAATGCCTTACCAAGAAAGTATGCTAAAAATGGAACATGGGTAATATCTACACAATTAGCAGGAGTATTAAATGAAGCTGTAGATGCAAATGGAAGACCATTACTGTATACAGACTTTACACAAGTTCCATTTGGTGGAAAACCTACACCAATGTTATTAGGAAGACCAGTGGTAATATCTGATTATGTAACGAGCTTAACAGAAGCTAAAAATAATGGACATAAGTCAATAGCATTCTTTGGAGATTTAAATAAGGCTTTAATATTAGGATTAAGACAAAACTTTACTATAAAATCTTCAACTGAACATGCTTGGTTAAAGGATGGTATAGCAATAAAAGGCACTATGAGATTTGACATAAAAAGAGCTTTAGGAGAAGCTTTAGTAGTTCTTGCGACTGCTAACTAATAAATATTTAAAAAGACTCTTCAAAAAATGAAGAGTCTTTATTATACAAAGGAGTGATTTTATGAAAATATCTGAAATTACTTTAGAAATGATTAAAGATTATATTAATGCACCTGAAGAAAAAGATAAAACAGTTCAATTATTATTAGATTCAAGTAAACATGTTATTAAGAATAGAACAGGCATAAGTGATGATGAAAAATTAGATAAATATGAAGATTTAACTATAGCTCTTTTATGCTTGTGTAGTGATATGTATGATACAAGGCAGTTTATGTTAGATAGTAATAATGGAGTTCCTTTAAATGTAATAGTTGAAAGTATATTAAATATGCATTCATTTAATTTATTATAGATTATGTACACAATCAATCCTGGCGATTTTAAGAGTAGATTTGAAATACAAGAATTAAAAAAGAGTATAGATGATGATAATATACCTACTGAAAGTTGGACAACTATTTGGACTACAAAAGGTAGAATTAGAAAAAATACTTCATATAACAAGGATGTTGAAGATGGAGATAGATCATCTATTACAAAAACTATTACAGCTAGATTTCCTAAACACTTAAATAACTTTGATGTTGAAGATACTAACAAGTATAAAGTCTTATACAATAATAAACTGTATAAGATAGCTAGTATGTCTAATATAAGAGAAGAAAATAAGTATATCCAAATAAATATTGGAGGATGGGAATAATGGCTATAACTTTAAAAGGAATGAACTCATTAACTAATAAATTAAATAAATTATCTAATTTAAAAGCTAAAGAATCTGTAAATAAAGTAGCTAAAACAGTTGAATCAGGACTAAGAAATGAAGCAAGTAAGTTTTCTAATAAAGGATATAACTATATAGGAAAAGTAGACTCAAGAGAATATAGAAATGGAAATTATTTTGTTGAAATTGGATTAAAAAATGATTCTGCTCCTTGGGATGAATGGAAACAACTATATTTCCACCATTATGGTTATCATCAATTCATGATGGGCTTTCCTACTTCTATATATACTAATATGTATCAGTTTTGGTTTACAAATGCAATAGAAAATTTAGAACAAGGTGTATTAAAAGAACTAAAAGAAGAAATAAGAAAAGAAATTAGGGAAACGATGAAATGATAAGTACATTAGTGAAAAATGCTTTAAGTGATATGAGTCTACCTAACTACTTTATAACTAGATTATCTGATAAAAATGAGTGTATTGTATATAATTATACAGCTACACCATCTTGGAGTGCAGATAATGAAGAAAAGGCAACAAAATATATAGTTATGATTAATCTATATTGTAAATCTAATATAGAAAAAAATAAAAAAGATATAATTATAGCTATGCAAAAAGCAGGATTTATGAGAAAGTCAGTAGCATCTACAGTTGCAAATGATACTGGCTTTTTTTGTACTGCAATTACTTTTGCAATAGTTTTACATAATTAAGATTTTAAAGAAAGAAGGTATAAAATATGAGTAAAAAAGCAACTGGAATATCAAATGCACATTATGCTGTATTCAACATAACTAATAATGCTTTTGATGATCCAAAGTCGATAAAAGGATTAGAAACATTATCTATAACTGAAACATATGCAGAAGGTTCAAATTATGCAGACAACTTAAGAAATATATATATAAAAGAATTAGTTGGAGCTGATTTATCTTTAGAGTTTTCTAATATAACAAGAGCCATTGAAGCTGAATTAACAGGTCAACGTCATGCTACTGGTGAATTAGAATATAAAACAACTGCTGTTGCTCCACAAGTAGCAATTTTATTTGAGAAAAATTATTCTGATGGTTCAAAAGATAGAATTGTATATTATAACTGTAAATTAACTAAAGATAATGAAAATGGTGAAACTAAAACAGATTCATTTAATTTTGTTGGAGATAGTTTATCAGGTCAAGCTGTTCCTATGACAGGTAAAATTAAGACTAAGTCTAATAGTGGGGTTGATGTAGACTTAACTGGTGTTTTAAAATTTGTTATGGATTCTTCAACACTACCACAAACATCATCAGATACTGGTGAAGTTAATAAAAAGTTTAATGAATTCTTTACAAAAGTTCAATTTAAAGCTAAAAAACCAACAGAATAATTAATTATAGCCAGCGTTTTGCTGGCTTAATTCATAGAAAGGAATAATTTAATGGGAAACTTAACTAAGAAAAGCAAAGAGATTATTCTAGAAAATAAAAAATATATAGAGATTATTCTAGAAAATAAAAAATATATTATGTGTTTTGACATGAATTCAATTAATTTATTTCAAGAATTATCAGGCATGGGTTTTTTAAATGCTATTCATTTGATTAATAAATATGATGATAAAGCATTACTGTATTTCATGGCTTCAAGTATTAGACCAAAAGATAATCCAGAAGTTCCAATAGGTGAAAAATTATTTGAATTTGATATTATTGGACTTTTATTAAGTCATACGTTAGATGTAATACAGTTAATAAGTGCTTCCATGCCACAAGTAAGTAACAATAAAAAAAAAGTTCAACAAAAACAAAAAAGGAAAGTAAAGAAATAGATATAGATTGGCTTTATTATGTGTATACAACTATTTTAAATAGACAAGAACGAGAGTTTTGGAGCTCAACTTTAAGAAAAGTTATATCTCAAATAAATATTCATAATGATTTATATAAAAATCAAGGTAAAAATAGTAAAAATACATTTAAAGAAAATACTGAAGTATTAAAAGTTATATAAAAGTAGGTGTTAAAATGGCTAATGAGGAATTACTGGTTACGCTAGGTGTACAGGATAAAGGTGCTACAACACAGATTAGAGCTTTAAATAAAGAACTTAAGTCATTAGATACTCAATATAACTTAGCATCTAAAAGTAGCAAAGGATTTGATAATAATTTAGATAGCCTTAAAAAGAAATTAAGTTTATTAGAACAGAAAATGACTGTTCAAACATCAAAGCTAGAAGCATATAAAAAGCAAATGGAAACTGCTAGACAAGGTATTACTAAGAAAACACAAGAGTTAGAAAAACTTAAAGCTAGTGAAGATGAAAATACTGAATCAATACAAAAAGCAGAAAAGCAGTTAAATACATATAGAAATCAACTTAAGAATGCTGAAAATGGTGTAAAAGAAACTGAAGCACAGCTAGAATTGTTGACGGAAGAAATTAATAATACTAATAATGCTATCAATAACTTTGATACAAATAAAATGAAAAAAGAACTAGCTGAAGCAGGTGAAAAATTAGAAAATTTAGGTTCTAAGCTAGATAGTACAGGCCAAAAGATAAATAGTGCTGGAAATGCTATGATAGGACTATCTGCTCCAATTGTAGCATTCGCAGGATATGCTACTAAGGTTAGTGTTGACTTTGAGTCAGCTATGTCTAATGTACAGGCAATTTCAGGTGCAACTGGTGATGATTTAAAGTTATTAGAAGAAAAAGCTAAAGAGATGGGGAAGTCAACTTCTAAAAGTGCTACTCAAGCAGCAGATGCTCTAGGGTATATGGCTTTTTAACTAAGGTCGGTTAAGTAGAAATACTTTTCAAAAAATATTCGGTGAATTCGGAAAAAATCTACGTTTAATATGTTGAATTTTAAGCAATTTATATATAATAAAAATCAACAAGCATCCTAATTAGGGTGCTTTTATTATACTTAAAATTCAACATATTAAATACGACAATACCGAGCCAAGCCAACGAAAGTCAGTAAAAGTAGTTGAAAGGTGTAACGACTAATCCTTGAGCCATGACAGGCAATAATAGGGACACGAGCGCCGAACATCTTAACACATAATGGTGAAGATGAAGATATAGTCTGAACTATATAGAAATATATAGAAGTGGGTGATTAAAAGAACACCTACGATAACATAATTGTTAGCCGGATGGGATACTCAAACTATGCTTACTGCATTAGAGCCAGTTTTAAGATTGAGTGAGGCTGGAAATCTAGAACTCGCAAGAACAAGCGATTTGGTCACAGATTCTATGTCAGCACTTGGGCTAGAAGTTGGTTACTTAGATAAATACTTAGACCAAGTAGCAAAAACATCTACATTAACTAACACAAATATAGATTCCTTAATGGAAGCATTTATTGAAACAGGTGGTATGGCAAAGACATTAGGTATAAATACTAATGAATTGTCTGCTGCTTTAGGGGTATTAGCCAATGCAGGATATAAGGGTTAAATTCACTAGCCCAGTTTAAGAGAAATCTTATTCTAAAGAGATACCATAAATTCGGTGAAACCTAAGTTAATATTGTTATTTTAAGCATAATATATTATAATTATGTTTGGACAGATAGGGTAGCTCCCGAACGATACAATCCTAAGTATCTTCTGTCTTTTATTATATTAGGAAAATTACTGTAGGAGGTAGTTTAATATGATGACACATAAAATATGTAAATCATGTGGAGAAAATTTAGAAGTATCTAATTTTACTAAATCTAAAAATGTAAAAGATGGATATGAGAATAAATGTAAAAAGTGTAGAAACAAGCAAAGCCTTAAACATTTATGCAAGTGTGAAACTTGTGGAAATGAATGGTTGGCAAAAAGGAAAAGTGCTAAATACTGTAGCCCATCCTGTAAACCACAATCTAAAAGGATTAGGTATAAAGTGGAATGTTCTATATGTAGCAAGGAAATAGAAAGAACTAAATCTCAACTAGAACATGGGGAAAGACATTATTGTTCTGAAGAATGTAAAAATAAGGGTTATAGCTTATTTCATAGTGGAATTAACAGTATTCATTACAATAGAAAAATAGTTAAGTGTTCAAATTGTCAAACAGATATAACAAGGACAGAATATGAAATAAATACATATGAATATTTATATTGTTCAAATGAATGTAGAAATGAACATTATAAAACTCTATTTAGTGGAAGTGGAAATCCAAATTATAATCCTGAACTAGATGAATCAGAAAGAGTTAAGAGTAGAAATATTGATGGTTATAGTGAATGGAGAAGACAGGTTTATGAGAGAGATAAATATACTTGCCAATGTTGTGGAGATAATAAAGGTGGAAATTTAGTAGCACATCATATCTTAAATTATTCTGAACATGAAGAATTAAGAACTAATGTTGGTAATGGAATAACACTATGTGAAACTTGTCATAAAGAATTTCATAATACATATGGATATAAAAATAATACTAAAGAACAAGTTAATGAATTTATATATATTAAAAATCAACAAGCATCCTAATAGGGTGCTTTTATTATGCTTAAAATAACAATATTTAATATGGTAATACCGAGCCAAGCCAATGAAAGCTAGTAAAAGTAATTGGAAGGTGTAACGACTAGATGGTGAGTTATAGCAAGCAATAATCCATCCACGAAAATGGGATGCCTTAACAAGTAATGTTGAAGGTAAAGATATAGTCTGAACTTATAGGAAACTATAAGAAGTATAGGATAAAGAGTCTATACGGTAACATAATTGAGTGAAAGTGGTAGAGCATTACAAACAGTATTAACTAGATTAGCAAAGCCACCAAAGGAAGCGGCTAACTCACTAGATGCATTAGGAATATCTGTATTTGATAATGAAGGCAAATTCTTAGGATTAGAGAATGTTTTAGGTCAATTAAATAAGGCTTTTGGTGAACTTGATCAGGAACAACAAGCATTCCACGCTAAGAATATAGCTGGACAAAACTATTTATCACAATTTATAGAATTAGTTGGGCAAAGTGGTGGATCATTACAAGAGCTTTCAACAAAAATAGAAAATTCTAATGGTTCGCTTGATAAAATGGCACAAACTATGCAAGATAATGCAAAAGGTAATATTGAAAAGATGAAAAGTGCTTTAGAAGGATTAGGCATACAAGTAGGAGAAAAGTTACTTCCACATTTGAATGATTTAATAGAACACTTAACTGCATTAATAGAATGGTTTGGAAGTTTAGACGAAGATACTCAACAAGCTATAATAAGAATGGGTCTATTTGCAACAGCTACAGGTGGAGCATTAAAAGTTGTAGGTAGTTTCACAAGTGGAATAGGTAAAACTGTAGGTAGTATAGGTGAATTATCTAAAACATTAAGCTCATCAAAAAAATATACAACAATAATGACAAAAGGAATAGGTGGAGCTACAAAAGCATTAAGTTTATTAGGTAGTAATATACCATTAGTTGCAGGTGCTATTGGTGTATTAGGTGCTGGAATATATACATATAATGAATATCAAGATGCTATGAATACAAAAGTAACAACAGCATCAGAAGATTTAAGTTTCATGGAAAAAGCAATGTTAAGTCTTACTAGTGGTACTGCTAAGTCTAGAGCAGAGCTTGAAGAGTTAGGCTTAGTATATTCAGATTTTAATACTAAAATATCAAGTGAGTTTCAGGAAAAAGTAAAATCTATGACAACAGATGTACATGAATTTGGTATGTCATTACATGAAATGAACTTAGATGGAGTATTTTCTGAATCTGAAGGTAAAGCTTTAATAGGTAGAGTTGATAGTGCATTAGAAGGTGCAAAAAATGCTATAGAATCTAAAAACAAAACATTACAAGATGGATTAAATTCAGCATTTTCTATTGATGGAACAATAGATGAAAATGAAGCTGCATTAACTGAATGGTGGAATAACAGGACTACAGAAGAACTTCAAAAATGTGAAAATCTTAGAAATGAAATAAATGATATAGAGAAAAAAGCATTTGCTGAAGGTAGAGCTTTAACTAGTGAAGAAATGACTGCTATTCAGGATAGATATAATAAAATAAAACAAATTGAATTGGAAGCACAAGCAAATAACTCTTATGAAATAGAATATGCTCAACAAGAGTTTTTAAATAGATTAAAAACACTAGATGCACAAGGTGCATCTGATCTTTTACAACAAAGATATCATCAATATGAAGAAGAAAGAATTGCTATTGAAACCAAATATGATACTTTAATAGCTCAATCTATGCAAGGATATGACAAGCTATCTAAAGAAGATAAGAAGTATGTAGATGAAACAATAGCAAGATTAGAAGAAAGTAAGAATCAACAGTTAGAAAAAAATCAACAGTACTGGGATAATTCATATAATGCTGCTATAAGTGGAAATGAGAACCTTGTTGGAGTAATTAATAAGTATAATGGTGAAATATTAGCAAATGGTGATAAAGTTTACTATGAAAGATTTATACAGGCGGAAAATCATTATAAGAACTTAAATAAAATAACTGAAGATGGTTATCATACAATGTATAATACTACTACTAAAACATGGGATAATTTATACGTTAATATAGATGAAAAGACTGGGCAAATTAAAGCATTATATGACCTTAATAGCAATAATATAGCTTCTATGAGTAAAGAGGATGCTAAGACTTTACAAAAGGAAGTTGCTAGCTGGCGAATGACACAAGATGGAGTTAATGTAGCTAATCTTGCTATAAGGAATGCTTATTTAGATACTAAAAATAATATAGTCGATGCAAGCGGAAAGATTATAGGTAAATTAGAAGAAGTTAAGGATAGCTCTGGGAGAGTTAAACAGGCTATATTAGATGTTAATGGCAATCCAATGAAGATTGGTGAAAATGCTGATGAAGTTATTAAAAAGCTACAAAATACAAAAAAAGAAGTTAAAGATTTAGATGGCAAAAAAGCTACAATCAATGTTAGTGATGGTGGAAGTATAAATAGTTTAGGACAAAGGTTAAGGAATTTATTTAGTGGTAAAGGGTTTGCTATAGGTACAAATTCTGCACCTGAAGGTATACATACTGTAAATGAAAAAGGATGGGAGTTAATAGATGCTCCACGAGGTACTAGAGCTTTAGCAATAGACTCATCATTTGAAGGAGATCATGCGTATCTCCCAAGAGGAACTAAAGTTAAAACTAACTTAGCATCAACTGAAATGATGATTAGTGAGATAAAGAGAGAAGTATCAAGGCAAATAAGTAGGATTGACTTTAACGCTAGTAATTATACAAGAAGTAATGCCTCAACTAATGAAAATAATAGCAGAAATAGTTCTAAAAATACAGTTAATTCAACAGATACATCTAAACTTGAAAATTTAATGATGACTATGATTAATATACTTACTGTACAAAATAATCTAATAAAAGATAATAAACAATCCTTAAATATTGATGGAAGAGAAGTTGCAAGAGCATTAGCACCATACTCAAATGAAATTGAAAAGTATAATACTAGAAATCCAAAATTCACATACTAGGAGGTGTTAAAATGGATAAATTTATTACAAATATAGTCTTTAATAACCTCAACTCTAGCAAAGATTTAGGACTAGCTATAACTGATATGGCAAATATACCGGTTGCAAATGAAACAATAGAAATGGTCAATGGATATATAATTAGAACAGGAGAATATCTTCCTATAGAATTGCCAATAACTTTTAGGAGTAAAAACTTAAAAAATATTATAGATCATCAAGAAGAAATCCTAGATTGGTTATATAATGTAAAAGATAATAAATTAATTCTTAGTTTTATGCCAAATAGATATTATATAGTAAAAAATGTTGTTGTTGATAATATAAGTAGAGATTTTGATAAATACAATACAATATCGGTTACATTTACTTTAGAACCATTTAAGTATGATATATACGATAAGATGATGATATTAACTAAATCTGAAAAAATATACTATATGGGAAATGCTAAAGGAAAACCTAAATTAAAAATATATGGAAGTGGAAATATAGAACTTACTATAAACTCTGAAACTATTCAAATCAAAAATATTGATGAATATGTTGAGTTAGATAGTAAGTTTTTATTATGTCTAAATAAAAATCAACAAAGTAAATCAAGAGATATGAGTGGTGGATTTCCAATATTAACAAAAGGAATTAATAATATAAGCTGGACTGGAAATGTAACTAAAATAGAGTTACTAAAAAGAACAGCATATTTATAGGTAATTATTATGTCAAATAAAGTAAGTACAAAAATATGTATATATGATAAAAATACTTTAAAAAGAGATGTGCTCTTTGGAAATGGAGATTATATTTTAGATAATATATGTATAAGTTGTGTTTCTTATGAGAATATAGATGGTACTTCAGAACTAGATGCTACATTCATTACTGATAGTGATGGACTTTATAAAAACATTAAAGAAGAATCTATTATAAAAGTATTATTAGATTATGATTATGAGATATACAGAATATCTAAAGTAACTAAATATCAAAATAGAATAGAAATATTTGCTAGACAAATAACTATATCTGAAACATTAGATATGTGGATTGAAGATATAAGACCCACGAATACAAGTGGATTAGCAGCTCTTACAGACTTGAAAAACAATTCTATCGGTAAAAAGGATATAGAAGTATTTTCTGATATAGATAATTCTTCTACTGCATATTATCAAAGAATGAGCGTGTATCAAGCTATACATGATTGTGATCAATCATTTTTAGATAGATGGGGTGGAGAAGTCTTAAGAAGAGGATATAATCTTACTATTAATAAAAAGATAGGGCAAGATAGAGGTGTAGAAATAAGGTCTAGAAAAAATTTAACTGGATTTGAAGCTAATACAGATATAGATAATGTAGTTACTAGAATAAGAGCAGTAGGTTACAATGGAATTTATGCTGGTAAATATGTTGATAGTAAATTAATTAATAATTATAGTTCTATAAAAACTAGAGAAATAAAGTATGATGATATAAGAGTTAAAGATGATAATAATGATGAAGGTTATGATACTTTAGCTGAAGCTCAAAAAGAATTGATAAGAAGAGCAGAACTTGAATTTACTGAAAAACATATAGATGAACTAAGAGCAGATTATAGAATTAACTTTATATATTTAGAACAAACTGAAGAGTATAAAGAATATATTCAAGCAGAAAGAGTATATTTAGGTGATACAGTATCTGTATTTGAAGAAAAACATAATATAAATATTCATGTTAGGGTTATTGGTAGGAGATATAATGTATTAACTCAAAAAGTTATAGAAATTGAATTAAGTAATAATGATATATCTAAGAAATCTATAACAACAAGTGATATTTTATCAGAGTTGCAAAGTATTATATCTAATAGTAATAACAATAACTTACAAGATGTTATTCAATCTATGATCAATGCTGGAGTAAATGATAGTTATGTTATACCTCGTCAAAATGAAATTATAGTTGCAGATAAGAAAGATTTAAATGCTGCAAGAAATGTAATCAGATTAAATAAAAATGGATTAGGATTTTCTAAAACAGGATATGCTGGACCATATCAATATGGATTCACAATAGATGGAGTTATAAATGCAAGTTTAATTTCAACAGGTATATTAAGTGCTATATTAATTCAAAACAAAGATGGAAGTTTACAAATAGATCTTAGTGGCTCAAATGGTATTATAACTAAATATAAAGGTAAAAATGCAATAGAACTGTCCGGAACAGCTATGAAATTCTATAATTGGGATGGAGATGATGTTATTGGACAAGTTTATTCATCAAGACTGAACAGTAATGAAAATATTCCTGGAATAGTTTTAGCTAATAAAACTAACAGTTACTTATCTCTTGCATATGAAAAAAATAATTCTTTTTACAGTTATATGAGATTTGATAAAGACAATATAGATAATATTACATCTATTCCAATTACTATATTTGAAGAAACTGAATTTAAAGGTAGCCAGTTATGGTTTGGACATAATATAAACTCAATATATAACTCTGATAACAATAATTTTGTAATCAAACTTAAAAATAAATTTATTATAAGAGAAACGGACTCTGTTAATAATAGGCTACTCCTTGATAAAAATGAATTAAATTTATATAATACAAAAACTAGTAATAGATATAGTTTAATATCAGAAGATGAAACATTTTTTGGTAGCAATGGTAGAAAATACTTCTCTTGCTCTCCAAATGGATTCACATTCTGGAAAGGAAATAATGATATTTTATATACAACTACTGCGAATACAATTCAATCAGATTTAGGTTTACACATCAATGGAAACTTTACTGTAAATGGTAATAAAAACTGTGTTCAATCAACAGAAAAATATGGTGATGTTTTATATTATTCAGTTGAAGATTGTGAATCTTATCTAACAGATAGAAGTATGGAAGTATTTACAGTAGAAGAAACTAGTACAGGATCTTATGAAAGAGTAATTTTATTAGATAATATATTTAAAGAAAGTGTTAACTTAGATTTAAATTATACAGTAGAAGTTATAAAACAAGGCTGGGGAGATTATAGAATAAAAGAACAAACTAAAGATTATTTTATAGTTGAATCAGATAGAAAAGATTTCACGTTTAAATATGTTGTAACTGCTAAACGTAAAGGATATGAAGAAGAAAGAAATAAGACTTTTTATAAAGTTATAAAAAATGAGCAATAAATTCGATTTATTAACGGATTTGATTGCTCATTTTTATTTTGATAGAAAGGAGATGTGTATTTTTGATAAATTTTAAAAATTTTGCTCATGAGATAGATTTGGATCTATCAGATAATGAATTTATTCCTAAAATAAATATGAAGCAATATGACACTAAATCTCGTTTTATAAAAGCAAGACTATACAGCAAAGGTCAAGAGTTTGATATATCAGATAAAGATTTATCATTTAAAGCTATATTTAGAAAGCCTGACGATACAGAAGTTTTTATATCTTGTGAAGTTACAACTGGAAGTGAAAAATATATAACCATACCTGTTGATGCTAATACATTATCATCAGTTGGAAATATAATAGTTGAACTTGTGATAATGCAAAATGGAGAAATATTTAGTTCTAAGTTTTTTTATATCAATTGTTTAGAATCACTTCATGCGAATAAAGGTGCTATTGAATCAAATAGCGATTATAAAGGACTGCTAGAAAGTATTTTAAAAGTAGAGCAATTATTATTAGAACTAAAGAATTTAAACACTATTGTAATGTTACATCATGTTATAAATGTAAGCCAGGATAATAAGACAATATCCTTTTCAAGTTGGAATGAGTATGAAGCTAATAATGATGTAGAAGTATATTTAAGTGGTGTAAAGCAAATAAAAGGAATAGATTTTACATTAAATTCTAGTGCTAAGACTATAACAACTATAGGCGATAAGACATTTAAAAATGGTGATCAAGTTCTATTATGTACATTTAGAAGAGCTCATAGTACAGAATATAATAATCCTACAATTGGAGCTAATAATGTAACTTTAACATCGAATATACTTGGAGCTAATAATGTTCAATCAGCACTTGGAAATATACTTGTGAAATTAAATGATTATTTATTAGTTAGTCAATATACTAATGAAGTTGGAAATATTAATCATTTAAGAACTAATGAAAAGATTATTGTAAATGCAATAAATGAGTTGAAAACAAGAATTGATAAATTAGATGGTGGAGGCGGGACAACTCTTACTACATATAAAAAATTAACGGAAACAACGATATTAACTCAACCAACAAAATCTATAGTTGTTCCTATTGATGACTACAATTCAATTGAAGATGAATTAAATGTATATATATCAGGTGCAAAAATGGTTGAAAATGTAGCATATACACTTAATAAACAACTGAAAACAATTACGTGTGTAGATGGAACATGGAATGAAAATATACAAATTTATTTTGAGGTAATAAAATTTAAATAGGCATAGGAGGATTAAAAATGGATGCAATTAAATTAATTAGAAAACAAGCAACACATGATAATACGGTTAATGAAGTAACAAATGCTAGAAATGATGGAATCACTCAATATCCTAATCTAAAAGGTCGTTTAGATGCTATGGGAACAAATATAACTAATATAGATAATAAGGTTATTGCAGCTATAGATGGACTTCAATGGAAGCCTTCTGTTGCTAATTATGCTGCATTAAAAACAACATATCCTAATGCAAAAGAAGGTTGGACTGCATCTGTAAATGATACAAATGAAATATATAGATATGATGATGAAAGTGCTACATGGAAAAAAATAGCTGATTTCTCAACTATACCAGTTGCAACAACTTCACAAAATGGTTTAATGAGTTCAAAAGATAAGAGTAAGCTAGATGGTATAGATACATCAAAATTAATAAATACAACAGGTGGACAAACTATAAGTGGTAATTTAACTGTTAATGGTGGAGTTGTTGGTAATTCAAGTACAGCTACAAAGTTGCAAAATTCAAGAGCTATAACGCTTCAAGGCGATGCTACAGGTTCGGCTCAATTTGATGGTTCATCAAATGCAGTAATTAATACATCACTTTCAAAAGTTAATAGATCAAATACTACTGCATCAGAAAGCCCTGATCATGGTGGAACCTTCACAACTATAGGTTCAATTACTACAGATACAAAGGGTAGAGTTACTGGTGTTCAAACGAAAACTATAACTTTACCGAATGTAAATGCAACAGTTAATTTAACTATGGATATTAAGGAAGCTACTGTTTCAACTGCAACTGCAACTCAGGTACTTATAGGAGCAGAGGTTCGTGCTACAGATATTGTAAGAGTGTACTTAAGTGGAGTAAGACTTCATCCAACGAAGCATTATACTTTAACATTTGGAAATGCTCAAACAGCTAAAATAACACCTGCAAGTGGAGTACAATTCTTGAAAAATGATCACTTTACATTTGAGATATTAAGAGCAGCATTAGCTTAATAATGAAAAAGAGTAATCTTTATAAATAGATAAAGATTGCTCTTTTTTATATTAGAAAGGAGTAAAAAATGAATGGATATGAGTTGGTTAGAAAACAACCTAAACAAGATAGTGAAATAAGCAAAAGACTTCCTTTAACAGGTGGAACTGTAACGGGAATAACTTCATTCACAAAAGGTATACAATCAGGTACTTCAGTTAATTGGAATATACTTGAAACTGGCATTGCAACATTTAAAGGTGCTAATATTCATAATGACCTTGTAGTAAGCGGAACTTCAACTGGTAGAACTGGTGTTGGTGGAGCTGTAGCATGGGTTTTAAGCAATAATGGAGATGCAAAATTTAATGGAATCATTAAAGGAAAAGGCGATACTTTGCACCTAAATAGAGGGGTGATTCTACTTCCTCAAGGTGGAAATACTCAACGCGAGTGTGATTATATAAGGCTTGGCGAAATGTTCATGGCTGGATTAAGTAGTATACACTTTGTCACTACAGGTGGTGATAGAGGAGTCGTGTATGCTGGAAACTTTAATATGTCGTATCGTTCAAGCATTTCACGTTCTGCTAAAAAGATTAATAGTGTTTTTGATATATTAGATAGTATTGATGTTATCGAAGATGAAGATAGTTTCAAATTAATACAAAATAATAAAACTAAAAATATAAATAACTACAATAAATGTATTACTACATTAACAGATGAAAAGTTGTATGAAGATGAAATAAGTGTAAATATATTAAACACGCTTTCAGTGCTGTGGAAAGCTAATCAAGAATTAATAGAAGAAAATAACAAACTAAATGAAAGATTAAGCAAAATAGAAAATAAATTAGACAAAGTATTGGAGGGAAAATAATATGGATTTAAACATACATGCAGGACATAACCCTGATAATAAAGTAGCTTGTGGTGCTGTTGGACTTATAAAAGAATCGACTGGAAATAGAAATGTAAAAAATGAACTGATAAATATATTAAAACAACAAACAAATAATATATATGATTGTACATGTGATAATGGTACTTCAGTATCCGATGTAATTAATAAAATAGTTACTAAATGCAATTCACATTCTGTAGATTTAGACGTATCTATACACTTTAACAGTGGTGTTAGCGATAAATCTGGAGATGGAAAAACAAGTGGAGTAGAAGTATTAGTTTATAAAATGAGTGGTCCAGCATATGAAGCTGCAGTAAGAATCTGTAAAGAGATAGAAGCTTTAGGATATAAAAATAGAGGCGTAAAGCAAAGAACAGATTTAGCTTTTTTAAAGAAAACTAAATCACCAGCACTTTTAGTTGAATGTTGTTTTGTAGATGATAAAGACGATATAGATTTATATAATCCTAAGTCAATGGCTAAAGCTATAGCTCAAGGAATTTTAAATAAAAAAATATCAATATCAGTTCCATCACCTACTCCTATACCTCATTCAGAAGTATACTATAGAGCAATTTCAGGAAGTTTTAATACTAAAGAGTATGCACTTAATAGAAAGTCTAAATTAGATAAAGATGGATTTAGTGGTGTATTTTTAGAAGCGTTTGTAAAAGATGAAAAGACATGGTACAGAGTAATAGCAGGATCATTTAAAGATAAGAATTTAGCTGAGCAAAGAGTAAAAAATTTATCTGCTAAAGGATATGATGGTGGTTTTGTAACTGCATTTAGAAAATAAGAAACTTGAATACAAAGGAGCAGAAGATGTTATGTCAAAAATGCACCCAAAAAGTGATGCAATTTATGATCCTAAAACAGGTGAAATTTTAAAATATTCAGAGTTATTAAAAGGAAATAAAGTTGTTATGCCTAGTGGATATTCTATGCATCCACAGTCTGGAACTTTATTAGCGCATGATGGAACTGAATTAGATTTAGTAGAATTATTATTAGGTTCTGGAGGCAGTAGCCCAACTAATGTAAATGCTATGACTAGTGTTAGTATTTCAGCAAATGGAGATAGTTATGAGTTTAAAAACGTTAGCTCGGCGGTAGTTGGGGCAATTCCACTTGTGACGGATAAAGATATAGACAATATATTAAACAGTCTAAATTAAAAAATATAAATAAATGTAAAGTGAGGAAAATTATTATGGCTAAAACAAAAAGAACAGTAGAAGAGGTAAACGTAGCAGCCGCAAGTAACGATTCTAAATTAATAACTCAAAGTAAATTAAATCGTTTTGCGACTGGATTTTGGACAAAAATAAAAAAGAGATATGATGGAACTTTTAAGTCTGCTAGACTAACTGATGATAAAAAATTAATATTTACAAAGACTGATGATACTACAGATGAAATTAATTTACAAGACTACGCAAGATTAACTGATAAAAATGAATTTAAACAAGATGTTTCGGCGGATAATGTTATTATATTAAGTAATAGACATATAGGTAATCCGAATACAAATACAAGTAACAATAGAAGTCTTGGCTTTAGAGGTCTTACAAGTGGTTCTTTTGTGGATGGATATGTATCAGAACTTGTTATTCTTGTTGATAGCAATGCGGCTACTGGAAGTTCAACCACTTGGAACGTATGGGCAATAAAAAAGGGTGAAACAAGAGACGGAGATACTGTAAAAAAATTAATTCAGCAAAATGGAAGCAATGATATACGAGTAAATGTACAAAGTTTCAATGACAATGGTACTACGAGAAAGTGCGTAATAATACCTATCAACGAAGGATTTAATGAAGAAGTATATTTTATTGTTAAAAGTCAAAATACTAAGTGTAACGTATGTGAAAATAATATAGATCCTAAGTATCATCCAGATGTTATAAATATGAGTAGTAATCAACCACCTACGACTCCAGGTTCAACAATAGATTGGGCTGCAGGCAGTAATACACATGCTAATACAGCAATAATGTATTTGAAAGGAAGAGAGAGTATAGGTTCTTTATCAGAAAAAATAAATAAATTAAATTCAGATAGTGGTTTATATGTAAAACAAGAAGAAGTTTCAGCTTCTAGTATGCCGAATAAGGTTGTAAAACTTGACAGTACTGGTAAATTAGATAAAAATATGCTACCTTCTATTGCTGTAAATAACTATTTCCAAATTAATGAATTTTCAGATAATGGTCTAGGTAGTGTAACATATGAAAATGGGGACATCGTTGTTGTAAATAACAGTAATGACAGTAATCATGGTAAAAAATATTTATGTATAAATAAAGACGATAGTGCTACTACAAATTTAACAAATGCTTTTATAGAATTAAACTCTAAAGATGGTTCTGTCTTATCTGTAAACGGAAAAACTGGTGCAGTAAATCTAGAACTTGAGGCTGCTGCCGATAAATTAAAACTAAAAATAACTGGTGTCGGAGGAGCTACAGATGTTGAAACTTCAGTACCTATAGTTACAGATGGTGACATAGATGCAATAATAGAGGGACTTCGTGATTAATTAAGAAAGGATATTGGCGGACTAAGTTCCGCCCTATTTTTATATGACAAAATTAATAAATAAGAATAAATTGAATAGTTTTACTAACAAACTATGGAAAAGAATTACTAAAAGTTTTGTTAGTAAAACCTTACATAACAATGTTTCTGGAGAAACTATATTTTCAAATGGACATATTGAAGGTTCTATATTAAGACTTTTTTCAAATAAGAATCCAAACATGTTAATTGGTAGTGGTGGTTCATGTTTTGGAGTTCCTTCAACTTCAATTAGTGCTGGTGTGAATGTCGGTAAAATTGCTATGGCAGTAGATCCTAGCTTAGAAGTGGGAAGTACAGTAAGAAATGTTGTTGCGTTAGCTGTTAAAAAAAGTAACAATACTGTAAAAGAAATTATCGTGGAAAATGAAACTTCTACGGTATATTACAATAATAATACAAATTTAAACGCTCAAAAAATTATATATATAAATATAAATAGAAGCTTTAATGAGGAAGTCTATTTTTTAATTGGCTGTGATAAAATGCTATGGGCTACAGATACTTACCCTATATCCAATGCGTTCGGTGGTTCTGTACCTACTGTGGGAACTAGTTTACAAATAGCGGACTACCATTATTCAGGAAGATTTATTATATTCGCATCAAGAACAAGTTTTGAACAACTGGTTGGCATATGTAATGATAGTGTAAGTAAAACAAAAAATAACATTTTAAGTGGAAAAACAATATTACAAGATGCATACATTCACAATGGAGATATTTATTCAGTAGATAATCCAAATGCTACCGATACTGACTTTACAACTTCAGATACTGTTTATTCAGGAACTGCTAATAAAGTTATTCCAGCCAATAAAAATGTAACTTCAATAGTTATTGCCGTTCGCAGTTCTATGAATGTTGGTACAGTCGCAACAGGTGTAAATATCGGAGTTGTAAAAGCCGATACAAATGAAGTTATAGAGTATGTCCGTCAAAATTCAACTAGTATTGTATGCGAAAATACATACTCTCAAATTAATGCAAGTAGGATTGTAAATATACCTATTAATAAATCGTGGGATCAAAATGTTTATTTTATCGTTGGTGTAAATGGTATGCTTTGGAATTCACCACATGGAAGTCTAAATTTAAATAGGGTAACTGGAGGAAATAGTCTACCGGCAATAGGTCATACAATCAGTAACTTAAACACTAGTAATTATATAGGAAGAGTTGTTGTTTTAGGAGATATTGTAAGTTTAAACACTCTAAATAATAAAGTAGATATTTCTCAAGTTGGTAATGAAGCTAACAAGATACCTATAGTTGGTGATAATGGTAAATTGCCATCAAATATATTACCTGCGGAAGTTAATGGTGGAGTTCGTACTGTTAATGGAATATCTCCTGTTGATGGAAATGTTACTGTATATTCTGATAATATACCTATCTCTGGTAGAGATCCAAAAAAGATAAATCAAGCTTTAAATGAAAAATTAAACTCGTCAGAAGTAGCTAATAATGGAAATAAAGTGCCTAGATTAGTAGACGGTAAACTAATTTATGACATCCTTCCAGACACTGTAGTTAGAACTGATAAAGAGAATGTTTTTACAAATTATTGTCCTAAAGTCAATAGAACATTTACAATGGCAAGCTTTAACGTAGAAGATTCTGGTAGTAGAAGATTTGAAGTATTTCGAAATGAAATTGGATCAATTAAATATGTATGTAATTACTTTGCTAAATTTGATAATAGAACAACTGTAACACATTTAATAGTTCCGATTAAAAACGCTGTAGTTGGTGATGTTGTAAGTGCTACATATTTTGTTATAAGTAATGATAATCGAGTTATCAGGGCTCCAGGAGGTCATAGAAACTGTACTGTAGAAGATATAGATATGCTAGAGTGTAAGTGTATAAGAATACCAGTTAATGAAGTTTTTAATCAACGAGTAGGATTCGGAATATCAGTTGTTTCTAAATATGTTAACGGTAGAAATATTGGTATGGCTTACGCCAATGATCCAAGATATAGTTCAAATGTTTGGGTTGGTAACACCCCTAATAATGGTACAAGTATGACAGACACGAATAGAAGTTATGTGTTTCCTTTTAAGGTTGGACATGAAACAACTTCTGAATTAATTACTAGATTTGAATTAGAAAAAGTGGCCAATATATATCCAAGAATAATTGGAGAGTATAGAAGTTTATCTTATGATGCTGGTGATGTATTAGAAGAAAATGGGCACACATGGATAAAAGCTAATGGACAATCAATATCTAAGAGGGACTATCCAGAACTTTATGAAAAATTCAATAGTACGAGAACTATTGACGAGGATATAGAGATTACAATACCTTTGATAGAAAATCAAATAGGATATTATTATATTTGTGCAAAAATAAGTTAAAAAAGGAGTAAAATTTATGGAATTAAGTGTTTTAACTGAATTAATAAACGCAGTTGGATTTCCAATCACTATGGTTGGAGTATTCGCCTGGTATATAAATAAAAGAGATAATCAAAGAATAGAAATTGAAAAAGAAACAAAAGCACAAGAGATAGAAGAAAGAAAAAAACTAATAATAACTATAGAAGAGAATAGAATAACTAATCAGGAACTATTAGCTACAAATAAAGAATTATCTGAAACTAATAGACTTTTGTGTTCTGAGATTAATTGTAGAATGAACTTAATAGAAAATACATTATTAGAAATAAATCATAAAGTGAGTTAAGTGAAAAAAATTAAATTATTTTAAGTTGTATAAAAAGTAGTAGGATTCACTTCCTACTACTTTTTATATATAATCATTAGCAACTAAGTAACACCATATCACTCCAGCTACAACTAATATAGTCGGTGCTATTAATAATCCGTATGCTAAATAATTTAAGTTCATAATATCACCTCAATAAATTTATTTCCAAAATTTATAAAAAATATAATAAGATTTCAGATATAATAAGTATTAACTATTTTGTTGATAACTTGCATTTTATTGTTGATAAGTTGTATATTTTTGTTGATAAGTTGGTATTTTCTGTTGAGTCAGCTTTTATAACTGACATATACCTATTAAACTATTGAAAATACTATATGGCATAAAATTAATACTTTTATGTCTTTTTAAAATCAATTTTTTTGTTCATAAATTAATAAATGAATATAATGTATGTGTTTAGATTTATTTTTCATTTATTAATTTATGAAAATAATGTATGTGTTTAGATTTATTTTTCATTTATTAATTTATGAAAATAACGTGCTTAGTAAGACTGTTAACAATTTATTTTATTTTAGTAAATGGTTTTATGTTATAATATTTTTAGAGAAATTATAATCTAAGAGTGATGATTTCTATACAAAAGAAAAAACACCTACTTTCATGAAAGAAAGGAGGTGTAAGTATGGAAATTTTAAAGTTATTATTAAATAACTCTGATGCTATAATCATTAGCATCATCGGAGCATTTATTTATGATAAATTAAAAATCACTCTTACTGGCAATAAGAGTGATTCTAATAAATAAAAACATGTATTTATAGAAATCATACTCTGTTCCATTAGATTATAATTTCTCTTTTTTATTTCTATATTTTTATTATACTACAAAACGTATAAAAATAAACACTATATATTCTAATGTATTTTTTCATATTATTATAATATATTTATACTATTCTTGAGTTTCCGATTTAACAATTGTTATTTTGCCATCTTCACAAACTACATCAATGAACTTATTTTCTTCATCGATTCCTAATTCTCTAACCATTGTTATTGGAAGAGTTAGTTTTGCACTAACTCCACCATTTCCACCTTTATTAAAATTTACTTTTAATCTTTTTTTACTCATTTTTAATCTCCTATAAAAATATTTGTAGAACTATATTTACTATTGCTAATGCAATTGATATTTTTAATAATTTATTTGTATCGTTCATAGTACATTGTGGTATAATGAAAGAAAACTTATATACTTAAGGGCTTTCGCCCCTAAGTATTAGAAAAACTTATCTAGTATAGTATTTACTATGCTAAGTATTTCTATCAAAAGAAGAATTCGAGCCGTCGCAAGTTCTGTGTTCTTCTTTTTTTTCTTTTGTTTTCTTCTATTTGCCACTTTCTTCACCTCCCTTTCTATATTTATATTATAACATAACCGTTACGGTGAGTCAATATATTTCAGTTAAATAATACTATTTTTTTAATAATTTTTATTATTTATAACTCTGCTTATAGTTGCTTTGCTCCAGCCTGTTTCATTCGATATGTAACTATAACTTTTACCTTCATTTTTTAATTTTCTTATTTTATCTATATCCTTATCAGAAATTTGTTTCTGTTTACCTTGAAACTTGATGTTCTTTCTTAAATTATCATTTTCTAAACTTAAAGACTCAATGATCCTATTCTTTTCTTCTAACTGTTTCTCATAATATGAAACCATTTCATTGTATTCTCTGATATATTTACCAGTCCAATTATAATCATCCTTCTTTAGTTTCTTAAGCAATGTAACACCTACTTTCATAGTTTAGTATACATAAGAAACATTTCTATATAAGAAACATCTAATCCTTTTTTACAATAGAAAAAGACTAGAATTAATCTAGCCTTTTAAATTTATTACAATATATTGTTGCATATTTACTTAAACAATAAACCTTACACCTATTTTTACATTCTTCACAAGTCTTGCTTATGTATAATTCATTCTCTAAAATTTCAAAATATAACTGCTCCATATTATAGTGTCCATCCTATGAAGTGTTGTAAAGCCCAATTTACTACTTTTAGCCATGCTATAGTTGTAACACCTATTATAGCCATTGCTGCTAATGAAGCTATACATATTATAACTATTCCAGTAATCGCACCCAATCTACCATGCTCCTTTTCAAGTTTTTCTAATGCTAATATTCCGTTTACTATTAGTTGTTCCATTTTTATATCTCCTCTATTGTATTTTTTTATCCAATAGAGTATACTTATATTATCGTTAAGTTATACGGCATACTCTATTGTATGTTGTTCATAAGTCAGTAGTTGGTCGCTACTGACTTTTTTGATTTATTGTTCTAAATATCCTTCTGCATTTCCGAAGAATTGAGAATCCTCATCTAATTCTATTTCTGATGCTATTCTATCTTTAATTATACGGTTATATGTTTTATAACCTCCACCAACACCTACTACTATGTATCTATCAAGTTCCCCAAACTTATTTGTTATCTTATTTGTTGTATCGTATACTATAGGATCTATTGAACTTAAATAATTTTCAAGCTTATATTTCTTACCTTTATATTCAATTTCTTCAATATTATTTTTAAGTAAAGAATCTATATATTTGCTTGATATATCCGCATTTTCTACTTCATTGAAATGTTTTGCTATCTCTAAACCATAATCTATAACACCTTTTGGTATAGTTAAAGTATCATTCGGATAGTACATTTCATCATCATAATCATATGAGAAACTGCAAATATCAGTTGTTCCTCCACCAACATCTATACTTAGTATATCTTGTTTGTTATCTCCGATACTTTCGATATTAGAAACAAAAGCCGAATATCCTTCTACAAAAATTTCTAATGATACAAAAGTAACCTTTTTAGCTATACCATCAATAGTAAACTCAAATTGTTTTCCAACAGGGAACATACTAGCAAAGTTACTTTTATAAGAATCATTAAAATATTGTATAGGTGGAAGCCCTAAACGTAAATCGACTTTTAATTCTGATTCATTAGGATATAATTCATTTATCATAACAAAAGTTTGTTCTAAAAGATGTTTTCTAGAGTGCTTTTGAACATTATTATTAAGTTCTCCAACTCCTACAAATATTGTATTTCCGTCAAACTCAACCTTTTTTGCTTTAGGATTAATAGCCTTATCATACTGGATTCTATTAGGAACTTTAACCCTAACCTTTTTTCCTGAAACTTCTTTTACAGCTTTTAGCATACTATTTCCTAAGTCTATTCCTACACTAACAAATTTCATACTCATTCCTCCAATTTTCTAATATTAAATTTTAAATGTGCTTATCTAAATCCACCAACTTTAGGTTTACTTTTTTTAGCAGATTCTTGTTCTTGGTTTTGATCTTCTGATTTAACAGGTATTGTTATAGTTCCGTTATTCATAGCCTCCCATACAAGCTCCTTTATATAGGCAGTAGGAGATACCTTGCTATCTAAAAAAGATTCTATCGCCTTTTCTTTATCGTTATTTTTGAAAGTTAAAACAATTCTACTCAAGTTTTTCACCTCCTTTTATAAAACTTGTTCAACCTTAATTAAATATTACCAAATTTTATAAAATTTTGCAATAATTATTTTATAAAATA